ATGCGTTCATTTGGTAAACATATTGAACCTAAGAATTATACATATAAATTAGACAAAGACAAGGAGCAGACTATGAGTGACGTAATGAAAGAGGGCTTATCGCCTTTAGAAGGATCATCACGTACCAGTCGCCAAACACTAGAAAATGTAAGACTAATCGTCAAACACCGCAACGCAGTAAACGAAGAATCACGTGGTGCACGTTCTCGTAATATTTCAGCAATATTTGTTGAAAATGCTGAAGGTGAACGTTTCAAGTATCCATTCAAACACTTGAACGGCGCAAGAGCAATGGCGAGACACGTTTCACATGGTGGTGTACCTAGCGACATGGTGGGTGAGGCTATTGTAGAACTTTCATCAAACCTAGCAAAATTAAAAGAGTTTATGAATGTTGTTAATAAGCAATCACTAATCAATGAAAGCAATCGTTCAGTTGTACTTAATGTTAAGCGTAGAATGGAATCAATTAAAGAATCTATTAAGCGTGTACAAGGTGCAAAAGGATACGCAAGTTTTGTTGAAAAAATGGCAACAACAGAAGCAAAACAAAATGCTGAAATTACAGAAGATACCGTAAACAGCTATGTTTCTAAATTTACAAAATCAACATTTGAAGAATCTTTAAGGGATGTTTTGCCGTTAATTCATCGTGTAAATGAAGAAGAAATGGAAGATAACCGTGCTGACCAAATTGCACGTGTTAAAGAAATTATTCTAGCAAAAGATAAGAAAACTGGTGAAAAGAAAAACAAAATTACTTTTCCTAGAAAGCCAGGCGCAGAATACGATTACGATGCAATTAAGAAACAATATGCAGAACCTCGTACTCCACAAGAAGCAGAAGAACAAAAGAAACTTAAGTTAGCATTATCAATCGATGATTTAGCAGACAGAGTAGACGTTGACACTACTGATGACAATAAGCGTAAAAATAAAGGCCACGACAGAGCGGCTGAATTGTCAATGTTCTTAATGGATATGGGTAACTCGATTCGTTCAGGCAAAGGTCTTACAAAAGAAAAGATTCAAATTACTGGATACTTGAGAAAACTAGCAACACAGAACGAAGCAGTAGAAACTGCAGGTACTCCTGTGAATGAACAGTTTGATAGAATGCTTTCAGAAGCATTTTCTAAGTTCGAAATCCCAGCATAACATACCAAAAAAACCAATAAAATCAGGGATCCTATTAGGGTCCCTTTTTTTTGTGGAAAAAAATACAAAAAACACGTATTTAACGCTTGACTTTGCTCCCGAAGATAAGTATAATAGTAAACATGTTTGAGAGTAAACTGTTTACACTTAGGCTAATAAAACAAAACAAACTAATACAGGCTAATATAGGAGAATAAAATATGGCTACTTTAGCAGAAATCCGTGCAAAACTTCTTGCACAAGATAACAAATCGGCAGATAATGCCAACGCAAATAGAGGCACAGATGCCATCTATCCTTTCTGGAATATGGACACTGATTCTACATCAGTTATTCGTTTTCTTCCGGATTCAGACAATTCAAATACTTTTTTCTGGCGTGAGAGACAAATCATCAAGATGCCTTTTCCAGGTGTCAAAGGGGGTGACGAATCGAAACCAGTAACAGTACAAGTTCCTTGTATTGAAATGTGGGGTGATACATGTCCCGTACATGCAGAAATTCGTCCTTGGTTCAAAGACCCTTCTATGGAAGATATTGGACGTAAGTATTGGAAGAAACGTTCTTACATCTTCCAAGGATTTGTTGTTCAAGATCCAATGAACGAAGCAACTCCAGAAAATCCAATTCGTAGATTCGTAATTGGGCCACAAATCTTCAAACTATTGAAGGCGGCTCTAATGGATCCAGATATGGAAAATCTTCCAACTGACTATGATGCAGGTACAGACTTCCGTCTTACTAAAACGCAAAAAGGTCAGTATGCAGACTATTCAACTTCAAATTGGGCACGTAAAGAGCGTTCTCTAAATGAAGAAGAACGTCAGGCGGTTGAAACTCATGGTCTATATGACTTGGGTGATTTTATGCCGAAGCGTCCTAGTGATGAAGAAGTTCGTATCATTATGGAAATGTTCGAAGCATCAGTTGATGGGCATCTTTATGACCCAGAAAAATGGGGTTCTTACTATAAACCATATGGATTGGATGTAGGTAATACTAAGCCAGCATCATCGGCACCAACTGCATCAGCAGTAACACCGAAGGTTGCGGAGGCTCCAGTAGCACAAACTTCAACTCCAGCTGAAACACCGGCTCCTGTACAAGCAGAAGCAACACCTCAACCAGCAATGGCAGAGGCGAGTGCGCCAGCAAGTGGTGGTCAGGGAACTGATGCCGCTGATATCCTGAAAATGATTAGAAGTCGTAAATCTGATTAATCATTAACAACTAGTGAGGGAGACTTTGTGTCTCCCTCCATATCAAAGGAGTAGAATATGCCAAGAGCATTTGACGTAAGTAAATTTAGAAAAAGTATCACAAAAGCAGTTCCAGGCGTTAGTTCTGGTTTTCGTGACCCTGATACTTGGATCTCAACAGGTAACTACTGTCTAAACAAGTTAATCAGTGGAGACTTTTATAAAGGTATTCCACTAGGAAAAGTAACAGTATTTGCAGGCGAAAGCGGTGCAGGTAAATCATATGTTGCGGCAGGCAACATTGTCAAGGCGGCACAAGACCAAGGTATCTTTGTAGTTCTGATAGACTCAGAAAATGCATTAGATGAGAAATGGCTACATGCATTGCAAGTAGATACTGCCGAAGACAAACTGTTGAAATTAAATGTGGCAATGATTGACGATGTTGCTAAAATTATTAATGACTTTATGAAAGATTACAAGGCGGAGTATGCTGATGCAGAAGACTCAGAACGTCCTAAAGTAATGTTTGTTATTGATAGTTTAGGAATGATGTTGACACCAACTGACGTTGACCAGTTTCAAAAAGGTGATATGAAAGGTGACATGGGTCGTAAACCTAAAGCACTAGCATCACTAGTTCGTAACTCAGTTAATATGTTTGGTGATTACAATGTAGGACTAGTATGTACTAATCACACATATGCATCACAAGATATGTTTGACCCGGATGATAAGATTTCAGGTGGACAAGGGTTTATCTATGCATCAAGTATTGTTGTTGCAATGAAAAAACTTAAACTAAAAGTTGACGCAGACGGTAATAAAACATCACAAGTACACGGTATTCGAGCGGCTTGTAAAGTAATGAAAACACGTTATGCAAAACCATTTGAAAGCGTACAAGTAGAAATTCCATACGAAACAGGTATGAGTCCTTACAGTGGTCTTTTGGATTTCTTTGAAGCAAAAGGTGTACTAGTCAAGCAAGGCAATCGTTTGAAATATATGACTAAAGCAGGCGAAGAAATGATTGAGTTCCGTAAAAACTGGACTGATGAAAAACTTAACGTAGTAATGGAAGAATGGAATGATAGAAATTTTGATGATGAATCAGAAGAACTAGAAGCTCCAGAATTAGATAACATCGAAGTAAACGAGGAAGCATAATGGCTAAATATTTTTCGACCAAGTGCTATGGGCATAACATTGGACTAAGTGCAGTGTTTAGACAGCCCCATGCAGATTCACATTGTAGTTTATTACATGGATATAGTTTATCATTCAAATTTACATTTGGATGTAATGAACTAGATGAACGTAATTGGGTAGTAGATTTTGGTGGATTAAAACCACTAAAGAAATGGCTAGAGGATAGTTTCGACCATAAAGTAGTTTGTGATAGAAATGACCCTCTGTTGTATAAGTTGACTGAATTAGAATCATCTGGTCTAGCAGAACTTACACTATTAGATGGTGTAGGGGTCGAAAAATTTTCAGAACACGCTTGGCGTTTTGCGGATAAACTCGTAAGAGAATCTTCAAATGGTAGGTGTTTTTGTGTAAGAGTAGAATGTGCGGAACATGGCGCAAATTCGGCAATTTATGAGGCATACATGCCTCATCGTTTATGAGGACCAAATGGCGGCAGTAGAGTTAGAAACAGTATTTGAGTTATGGGAAAAAGTTTTACCTTTTATCCCAGCAAAAGATAAATTAGAAGCGGCAGAAACATTTATTAAAGTGTGCGATGATAGTGGAATCGAACAAAATGAGATAGATGAATTTGCTGAAGGAGACAAGATACTTGAAACGGCGGTAGACAGGTATTTCGAAGAATTTGAAGATGAAGAGGAAGACTGGTAATGGAAAATTGGTATAGTAAGGTAGTTAAGGATTGGGCTAAAATTCCTGATTGCGTTGATTACTTCACCAATGAATTATCGGATGCACGTTCAGAAGTAAGAATTTATGGCAATGTGGAGAAAAATGCTACACATTTGCCATCTTACGTTGAATTGCGTTTTGCTCAATTACAAGAACTTGAAGCAATCCTAGAACATCTAAATATACAGTTACGTAAAAAACGTAGTGAATATTTACGAAAATATTTAGAGAACTATAACAAGGCACTTAGTTCCCGTGATGCAGAAAAGTATGCAGATGGCGAAGCTGAGGTTGTTGCTATTAGTGAACTAATAAATCAAGTAGCATACACCCGTAATCAGTATTTAGGTATAACAAAAGGTTTTGAGATTAAACACTTTCAGTTAACCAATATAATTAAGTTACGAGTAGCAGGAATGGAAGATGCAGAAATAAACAACAGACATTAATGAACACCGGTAATGAGTAAATACATTACCAGTTAGAGAGATAAAACATGAGCGAAATTAAAGTAATCAAAAGAGACGGCATCCCAGAGCCACTAGACTTAGAAAAAATGCACAAAGTTGTGATGTTTGCATGTGAAGGCATTGCAGGTGTAAGTGCAAGTGAAGTAGAATTAAAATCACATATT